TCGAAGAATAAGATTTTATCGAACTTTTGAGATGTTTTGACCAGCCTTCCAAAAATATTATCGACCATATTATAAACGATTATGACGGCTCTTTTTTCGATGCATTTTACTTTCCTCTCGAAATCCAGACAATTGCAATTTAAGAGCTTTCTGAGTTCAAAAAGAATGTCAGCCATAGTGAGATTCTCGAATTTGTACTAGAGGTACAATACGAGCCACTCTTCATGAGACCAGGTTCTCCCTGTTCAATCAAAGTGCCATCAGACAACTGAAAGACCGAATTGGCAAAGCAGTAGAATCTAGAGCTCATAGCCATCTTTGTTGGTCCAGAGGCCCCTGACAAATATATTCTCATTTTCACGTCAGCCAGAAGCTCCCAATACTGCACAGACCAATCAAACCCGCTGATATCGGCCTCACAAGCAGGGGCATGAAGGTGCTTAAATTGCACGTCACGCCAGAGCAAGTCAGACTGCTCATCAACTGACAGTCCCATTCCAGGTTTTGAAGGAATTTTATCCCAGAGATCAATCTCAGCATTATTTTGAGGGCCAAATAGCATCCTCTCTACTAGCTGGTCAACCAGGGACACAGAAGAAATCAACCTGAAACGGCCTTGATCTATTTTGGATTTAGGGTGAGGTTCTTGCTTCACAAACAATCTGACAGGATCACAAAAACCCAATCTCACCAGTTCAGACGGAGACAGCCCGGAACCTACCAAGTTGTATCTTGATAGTTTCTGAAGCCTGCTCAACGCAGCTAAAACTAGGAAATCAAGATGCCTGTCTATGATTGCCTGATTAGTAGATCCTAAGACTGAGAGGGGGACGCCAGGGGAAGCCTTTGGGTTGACTTCCCTTTTCGCGATTTCCGCGAGCGCCTCCGCGACTTCCTCTTCGTCCCAGACGTTTCCCCGGATTTCTCGACGGGGTTTGGTGGGGGGGTACTTAGCGCAGAGTCTGTCGATGCAGACGTCAATGTTTTCTGGACATACAGTCCCGCGGTGCCTCCCGGCCTGAAACTTAAGGCTTTTCCACTCAGCTTCGGTTCCTCTTTCCGGCCATCCAAAATTTTGCAATTCTGGGAATTCAGAGGAGGCTCGTCGGATTGCTTCTGATTCTGCTTTCCTTCGAGTTTCTCTAAACGCGACACCAGATTTGCCAACGAATCGGAGGGGCATTCCATCGCTCCCACAGAGGGAGGGGGTGTTCCACTCGTAGCATCCAAGTTGAAGAAGGGCGGCACTTGTTTTCTCAAGGCCGCCCCCCGGCAGTTTAAAGGCTCTGCTACGGCGGTTTCCTTCCATTGGAACTTCGGCAAGGACGAGTACAACTCATCGTGCGTCTCAGCCTCAAACCTAGTCCAAG